GCTGCAATGCGGGCAAGTTCTGAACGGTGCTCAGAGGCTTTTTCGTAGTGCATACCCTCTTTAGAAGGTTTGTTTGATCTAGTAATCACAAATTTTGTAGCCATGATAAAAATCCTGTTAAAATGGTGATTGACATTGTGCCACATCGAGCATAAAGTCAAACCATAAATTCTTTGCAAGGAAAAATCATGGGTAAAATGGACACAACAATGGCTAAAAGCACAACTGGTGCAACACCTCCCAAGGGTGCAACATCGTCTGACCGTTCAGGCGAGCGCATGGAAAAAATGCGTGGTGGTGTAGCTCAAGGGATGGAAGATAAAACAGGTTCTGACAAACAGTTCAACACTGGTCGTACCGAAGGCATTTGCTACACTAAAACCAAATCTGAGTACCGCTAAAATAGCGAAACCCAAAGAGTCATGCAGGACTCAATGGGCTTCTAGGCACAACAAATAAAGGAGATTTGCCATGCTTAAACAGAATTGTAAGGCTTGTGTTTACTTTAATGACATAGGTCAAATGGGGCAGTGCAGACGCTACCCAACTTTCCAAAACCGTCATCACACCGAGTGGTGCGGTGAATTTGAATTAGTTGCCATCCCTGAGACAGAGGATGTTTTACCCGTCCTAGAGGCGGGTACTTTTTCTCCCAAGAAGCGTGGCAGACCCGCAAAGGTGGCAGTATGAACTTGCAACCCTTGAGAGACAAGATTCTTGTGCGTCCCGAAAAGCGCACATTGAGCGACACATTGATCATCCAATCGGCAGAAGCTGATAGCCGTGGGGTGGTGGTTGCGGTAGGGCCAGAGGCAGAGGCTGAAGGCTTAAATGTCGGTGATCGCATCACATTTGGTACATTTGCCAAACAATACAAAGATGAATACCTCAAGTTTGAGGAAATCAAGCACAATGACGAGCGCCTACTCAAGATGAGTTGGCAAGATGTATGTTTTGTAATGGAGGAAGAATGAAAAACGGTCTTTACGCCAATATTCACGCCAAACAAGAACGCATTAAGAAAGAAAAAGCCGAAGGCAAGCCCGTAGAGCGCATGAGAACGCCTGGCTCAAAGGGCGCACCGACAGCTGCCGCTTTCAAACAATCTGCTAAAACCGCAAAGAAACCTTAAAATTGGACTAACATGAACAAAGAAGCAATTAACAAACAAATTGAAACCCTGATGGCACAGGGCAAACAATTGGAAGTGCAGCTACACATGATCAACGGTGCATTACAAGACTGTAATCATTGGTTGGCTGAACTGGAGAAACAAGATGCCCCTCAAGAAATCATCGAGTCCTAAAGCGTTCCAAGAGAATATTAAAGCGGAAGTAAAGGCGGGCAAACCCGTTAAACAAGCCGTGGCAATAGCTTATTCACAAAAGCGAGAAGCCGAAAAAGCTAAGAAGAAATGACCGAAGAAAAGCGCCCTGTTGGTAGACCATCCCTTTACGATCCTAAATATTGTGAGGAAGTAATCACTTTGGGTAAGATCGGCAAAAGCACTGAAGCCATAGGCGCAATTCTTAATGTTGGTACTGCGACAATGTACCGTTGGCGTGAAGAACACGCAGAATTTCGAGAAGCCTTGGAGTTGGCAAAGGAATTTGAGTTGCAATGGTGGGAAGATATTGCCCAAACCCACATGATTGAGAACAAAGAAAGCGACAAGATTAACGCAACGATTTGGTCAAGGTCTATGGCGGCACGATTTCCCAAAAAGTACCGTGAGCAAGTGAAACAAGAAATTACGGGTGCAGATGGCGCACCATTGCTTTCAGGCATCCAAGTGTCATTTGTGAAGCCAAGTGAGTGAAGTAGCCCAATCCATTGCCAAAGCGGAATTCCCGTTAAAATTGCAATGCTTGTTCAAGCCCTCACGTTATAAAGTCTTGTACGGTGGAAGGGGCGGGGCTAAGTCTTGGGGGGTTGCTAGGGCGTTACTGATTAAAGGCGCTCAAGCCCCGATTAGAGTGCTTTGCGCCCGTGAATTTCAAACATCCATCAAAGATTCAGTCCACAAGCTGCTGTGTGATCAGATTGAGGCATTAGGTCTTTTGGGATTTTATGAAATCACCCAGGCATCAATCAGGGCAAAGAACGGGACAGAGTTTAGCTTTGTCGGCCTGAAGAACAACGTGGCTAATGTTAAGTCCTATGAGGGCGTTGATGTGTGTTGGGTTGAGGAAGCGCAAACAACAAGCCGAATGTCATGGAACGTGCTGATTCCTACCATCCGCAAGGAAAACTCAGAGATTTGGATAACTTTTAACCCTGAGTTGGAAACTGATGAGACTTACCAGAGATTCGTTCTTAACCCGCCTGAAAACTGCATCGTTCAAAAGGTCAACTGGTCAGATAACCCGTGGTTTCCCGAAACGCTCAAACTTGAGAAAGATGCTCTCAAACACCGTGATCAACAGGCTTATAACGTGGTTTGGGAAGGTTTGTGCAGACAGACCGTAGATGGGGCTATCTTTGCCAAAGAAATGCAAATGGCAGAGCTAGACGGACGCATTACAAAGGTCAACTATGACCCGACTAAGCCAGTTCACGCCATCTTTGACCTTGGATGGTCTGATGCTACGGCTATTTGGTTTTTACAGTTTATTGGTATGGAAACCCGCCTAATTCGCTACATTGAGGGCAATCAGCAGACCATGAGCGACTACCTGGCTAAGATGCAGACCTTTGGGTATATGTACGACACGCTATGGCTGCCACACGATGCAGAAAACAAGACTTTGGCAGCCAACGGCAGAAGCATTGAGGAAATCGTGAGAGCCGCTGGGTACAAAACCAAGATAATCCCCAAAACGCCTATTCTTGATTCAATCAATGCGGCTAGGACAATCTTTATCAATTGTTGGTTTGACAGGGAGAACTGTCACGAAGGCTTGCAATGTCTGAGGCATTACCGTTACGATGTAGACCCAGAGACTAAGCAATTCAGCAGAACGCCCTTGCACGACAATTACTCGCATGGCGCTGATGCGTTTAGATACATAGGTTTGATGGTCAATGAGCCGAGACAGGCTAGAAGGCCAAGACTGAACTTAAATTATGGTGGTCAACATTCTTGGATGAGTTAAAATGACTCCAAATCACTTAGGGCAACATCATGGCTGATGATTACGACTCACGAATTCAAGAAGCAATAGAGTTTCTCAAGTTTGCTAACGATGCAGACACAATGAATCGTCAAGAAGCGCTAGAGGACTTGAAGTTTGGCGGTGGTGATCAATGGCCTGTGGAACTGCAAAACTCACGCAATCTTGAATCTCGCCCCGTCATTACGGTGAACAAGGTGGACAATTACTGCCGCCAAGTCTCAAACCAGCAACGCCAACAACGCCCAAGAATCAAAGTTCATGCGACAAATACGCATGAGGACATGGTTGACGCACAGACCATTCAAGGCATTATTCGCCACATTGAGGTCAATTCCAACGCTGATCATGCCTATGACAATGCGTTTGAATACGCAGTTCGCATGGGTTGGGGCTATATGCGAGTCCGCACAGACTACATTTCTGAGGATTCTTTTGATCAGGAAATCTACATCGATGCAGTGGATAACCCCTTTACTGTTTACTTTGACCCTAACTCAGTCCTACCAGACGGGTCTGACGCTGACCGTTGCTTAATCACAACAATGATGCGTAAGGACGAATTCCGCAAGTTGTACCCTGATGCACAAGACGGTGGCACAAGTTTCACCCAACGTGGAACGGGCGACTCACAATCCGAGTGGATTACCAAAGAGGACATTCGCCTGGCTGAGTATTACTACACGGTCAAAGAAAAGGCAAAGCTGTACCTTTTGAGCGATGGCACAGCGACATTTGCTGATGACAAAGACTTCTTTACCCGTTTGGCTGCTTACGGCATTGAAGTGGTGGATACCCGTGAGTCCTACAAGAAAACCATCAAATATTGCAAATTAACTGCCGTTGAAGTGCTTGAAGAACGTGATTGGGCGGGTAAATACATCCCAATTGTCCCTGTTTACGGGAGACACATTGTCATTGGTGACAAGCGTAAAAAGTTTGGCATGATTCGCTATGCCAAAGACCCACAAAGAATGTATAACTTTTGGCAGACTTCCATCACAGAAGGCGTGGCGCTTGCCCCTAAAGCCAAATGGTTGCTTGCTGAAGGCCAAGACGAGGGACATGAGAACGATTGGGCAAATGCCAACATCAAGTCTTTCCCACTGCTGAGATACAAACAGACAGACATTGACGGTCGCCCTGCGCCTGTACCTGTTCGACTGCAACCAGAGCCGCCACAAGCGGGCATCATGGCGGCAGCTGCGGGCGTGAATGATGACATTAAGTCAATCATGGGCATCTTTGACCCTGCTCAATTGGGTCAAGGCAACATTTCAGGCAAAGCAATCAACGGTCAGCAACAACAAGTTGACCTGACAAACTTTGACTATTACGACAATTTAACCCGTTCAATCAGTCACATTGGCAAGATTTGCCTAGATTTAATTCCTAAGATTTACGACACAGAACGTGTGATGAGGATCATTGGTGACGATGGCAAGCCTGAACTATTGACCATAAACCAACGGGATTCTGTTGGCAGAGTGCTAAACGACATTAGCGTGGGTCAATACGATGTGGTGATGGAGACAGGCCCAGGCTATAACTCCAAGCGCCAAGAGGCCGTGGACAATATGCTTCCCTTGTTGTCAGCCGCACCTGACTTAATGAAAGTAGCGGGTGATTTGGTATTCAGAAACATGGATTGGCCTGGCGCTGACATTATTGCTGACCGCCTAGCTGCCGCCAACCCAATGGCTCAGATTGACGACAAATCTAAGATTCCTCCCCAAGTTCAGATGCAACTGGCTATGTCGCAGAAGCAGATTCAGGAACTTACGCAACAGTTACAGACTCAGCAAATGCTTATTAAACAACGTCAAGACGTTGAGCAAGTCAAGCAAGAGGCAGAGACTAAGCGAGTGCTTATCAAAGAGACAAACAGGGCGCATGAGGCTGAATTGCGTGATCAGAGTGACCGTGAAGAAATAAGAATGAAGATTGACGGTCAAGCAAACGACACCGTGATAAAGACTCAGACTCAGCTTGAGATTGAAAGAATGAAGGCTCAGATAGCTATTTTGTTGGCTACGATGGACAAAAGATCATTAAAAAATGCCAGTGCAGAAACAACTGAACGAGCTATTTGAGTTTTAAAAGAATTTGTGGTAAAAACCACTAAACCTTACCTGTGAGGATCACAGGGTTAAATCGTTGGGAAACGTATGTCCGATAAAGAAGCGGGTCAAGTATTGACTAGCGAGAATGCAGCAGAATTTTATGCAAACAGATTAGGTTTAGCTGAATCCCCTGTGGATACTGAGGCGGTCGATACCGAGCCAGTAGCCGAGGAAAGACAGAGTGAACCGAAAGAGGCAGAAAAGGAAGCAAACCAAGAGGGTGAGCGTAAGCAAAATCCTAAACTTGAAAAGCGGTTTTCAGAGATAACTAAGCAACGTGAGGAAGCTAGGCAAGAAGCCCAGCGGGAACGCCAAGCAAGGTTAGATGCTGAACAGCGTTTGGTAGCGATGCAACAACAACAACGGCCTCAACAGGTTGTTCAATATGATGCAGAGCCACAACCAAGCCAGTTTAGCGATGCGTTTGAGTATGCGAAGGCTCTAGCAGAGTTTTCAACAGAAAGAGCGTTAGCTGAACGGGACAGGCAAGTCGCCCAGGCGAGAGAGCAAGAAGCGCAACAAAAGATTATCCAATCTTGGGCGCAGAAGGTTCAGGAAGCCAAAGCGGAAATGCCCGATTTTGATGAGTTGGTCGCAGCAAGTGACGTAGTTGTAAACAACGCAGTCCGAGATGCAATTCTGGAGAGTGATGTAGGCCCAAAAATCCTGTATCACCTAGCTGAAAACAATGACCTAGCCAAAAAGATCGCTAGCTTGAGTCCAAATGCAGCGCTTAGAGAGATTGGGAAATTAGAAGCAAGGTTTGAGGTAAAAACTGAAACCAAGCAGACTCCCCCTCTTGTGAGAAGTAAAGCACCAGCACCGATTCAACCGATTCGTGGTGGTCAAGGTCAGCCTGATGT